TACGTCATCTGCTCTTTCTTTTTTACCAATAGGTACAAACCCACCAGTTCTTAAATCCATTTCTCTACCACCGAAGTTTAACATACCACCTTCTTTAAGTCCAATAATTCCACCTTGGGCTGCTGACTCTGTTTCTGACTCTGAAGGAACATATTCACCTAAACCTAGTCTATCAAATACTACTTGAATCTCTTCATCAGTAAAATCATTTTCTTCCATACCGGCTCTAATAGCATTGTATCTTTCAAGTCTTCTTGCTTCTTCGTTAGCTCCATATTCTGCTTCTTCTGCTGCAGCGGCTTCTTCAAAATCTCTCATCGCTTTACTTCCAACTGCATATGCAAGATCACCTGTTCCTTGCGTAACTATTGGAGAGGCTGCTTTAGCTGCTTCTGTTAATCCTGCTTTTGTAAATAAAGATGCTGGATCATCACCAAAACCTGCCATAGTTTCTTGTGCACCTCCTAAAAAATCTGCACCTGTAGCCAATCCTTCTAGACCTACATTAGCTGCTCTTTCAAGAAATCCTAAATTAGAAGCATCAGCAATACTATCTGCTCCTAAAGGAGCGTTTTTCATTTGAGATAAAATTCCTTCTTTTGTAACCGGACTATCACCAAACTTAAGTCCTCTTATTCCTTCACCAGCACCTGGTGTGGTTCCATAACCAGTTGCACCTGCTAATGCTGCAGATAACAAATTAATATCCCCTTCGGGATCCATAACTTGTTGTGAACCTATGTTTGCAAGAGATGACATTATACCCCTACTTAAAGCAGGATTTAAACTACCTAAAGCAAAACCACCTGGTAACATAAAAGGTACAGCCGCAGATAAAAATGGTAATGCGGGTCTTAACTCTTTAGGAGTAACTTTACGTACAAAGCTTGCGGCTTTCTTAAAAGGTTTTTTAATTTCTTTTGGTATAAATTTACTGAAAAATCCCATAGTTTCTTTTTATGTTGTTAATGTTTAAGCAAGTACGCAACACTTGTAAATAGGCGAGTATCACACAATTTACTAGGTTTTTAATCATTCGTCAACGTCCTTAAAATATATTAGTTTTGCCACCTAATGGTATGCTTTGTACCTTAATATGAACACTTCTAGATATATCTTTTTCTTTAGTGTCTGTATTAGGGTTATCTATATCTTGTCTTGCTTCCTCGTCTGATTCATATTCTTGACCTGTTATCATATGTTTCACAGTAATCTCAACTCTAGGTTTATATACTGTTACTTCAACGCCATCGATAACTTGTTTTTCAAACGATTCTTCTTGTTCTACAAATGACATTATCTGTCCTCCCTGTTTATTTCTAATATTGATGCTATTATATCTACTGCACCGCTAGTTGCTTGAACTTTTAATATTTCACTTTCTGTCATAATTAAAGGTTCACTCAATACTTGTTCTTTTTGATTAGCAGCTAAATTAATATCATTATCTACTACAAATGCTGTACCTGTTGCATTTGTTAATGTTGCTTTAACTACTGCTGCGCTCCCTGCATCTTCTGCTACTAATAAAGATTTTACAATAGCACGAGAATTACTTGGCACAGTATACAAAGTTGTATTGTCAGTATTGGTTAAACTTACTTTATTATTTTTATATATATTTGCCATTAGCCTAATCCTAGCCAGGTAAATCTTTCCTGATCTTCTTTTTGTTGTGTTAAATATGTTGAGTTCAATTGTTCAATAATATTAGTTAATGCTTTATTAATCTGTCTTTGGTTGTCTTCACTATATTCTTTTTTAGGTTCTGGTAATCTTACTACTACTTTTGTCATTATCCTCTCCTTCCATCGGGTTGTAGATCAACTTGGAATGTTCCAAATCTCCACGATTCGCCGGCCCCTATGTTTTCTATTTTAATACTTGCATAACGTCCTCGTGCTCGTGTGTCAACTTTTGTTGTAGTTGATGTGATAGTAAAAGGACTTAATGCACTTGCAGAAGAATTATCCGCAGGAAAATCTTTTACTGAAATAGTTACTTGGCTATTACCTGTTAAGGTTTTAAAATTTGGTAAAAATCTTCTCATGGCTAGAAATACTTCACTTTGATCTTTTTGTAAAGAAAAGCTAAAAGATTCTATAAAAGATGTTAAGGTAGTTGTACTTCCATTTGGATTTACTTGATCTGTCCCCGACTCGTGTTCGAACAATACACTTTGGCCTAAACCTGTTTCACCTATAATTGCAGGAAATGTTCCTGTGTTAGAACTATTAAAAGCTGTAGCATATGGTTTAGGATATACTAATGAATCAATCCAAGTTGTTCTAATTGAATTAGTGTTAGTTCCTGTATACCAATTACCCATAGGTAATTGTGCATTGTTTTGTCCGTAGTTGTAAACTACATATCTGTTATTAAAATCTGATCCTGCTGTCGGATACCACCAAACAACTTCTGTAAATAAATTATTAATACCAGCATTTATTTGTTGTCCTTTTGTTGTATCACAATCATCATAAACATAGTCTTCAACTGAACAAGGTAGTGTATTTACTGTACCATCAAAAGAGAAAAAACCATTATTACCCATCCAGTATGCAACACCATCAATTTCAATGGCTGCATTTTTACCAATCAATCCACAGTTAGTACCAACTTGTTCAAATCCAAATGTAAAAGGTGCACCAACAAATTTCATTGTATACAATGCGTTATCTGTCCATACTAGAATATTTTCTTTTGCAACCAAAGCCCCCATAATTTTTGTACCATCTTGTATTCTTTGTGTGCCTGCTGTATTAGTTGCTTCTGGTGTGTATCCATTTATATTTTCATCTTCAGAAAATCTTATAAACATATCGTCTTGTGTTGTTGGTGATCCAATAGTTATTTCAGTTCCAAAATGAATTAAGTGACGTGTAGTAGGTGAAATTAAAGTTGTTCTTGTAGCTGTTGGATTATTAGTAGTTTGAAATCCTGAAGTTGTAGTTGATGCTCTTGTAGATAATCTTGCAGCAATAGAAGAGTCCCAAGTAAAAGTCTTACCATTAGCAATTGTTGCAACTAATACATCACCAAAATTACTTAACGACCAAAGCCCTGGTTCCAAAGTAACAGTACCTGCATCAACTGCATCTCCCCATCCTGAAAATTCTGTAGCGTTTGTAACTGTTGCTGCTGTTGAATGAGCTTGACCATTTGATGTACCAGTAGTTGCTGTACCTTTAGCACCTCTAGTAATACCTAAAAATTGTGTAGCACTTTTTGATGTATATGTAATTAATTCGTTAGCAATTGCGATAGTTCCTGAAGTAGGAAATCCTGTTGTGCTTACAACTGTAACCGCAGTCCCCGATCCACCTGTACCTGCCGTGTCTGCAAGAAGTGCACCATTTAAAGTTGTTGTTTGTGCTCCTGCTACAGTTCCACCATATTGACTGATACCAAAACCATAACCATAAGTTTGTGCAGCTGGACCCACTCTTTCATAAGGTTTTATATCTACGCTACCACCAGAAGCCGCAGAACCAGAACTTGTAAAAGTTATAGTAAAAGTGTTTGCGGTCGGAGTTGTTACAACTTGAAATAGTTTATCTTCAAAATCTGATGCACTCAATCCTGTACCACCAGGTAAAGTTACACTGTCAAATAAAACAATGTCACCATCTTCTAAATTGTGTGCAGTTGATGTTGTAATTGTAATTGTAGTTGTCCCATTAAAAGTAAAAGTAGCTGATGAAATAGTAGTTGCTAAAGGAGTTACATCAAAAAACTGACCTTCAAAATATACAATTAAAAATTTATCTGTACCAATAGCTACATATCTATTACCATCTTGGTCAACAAATGCGTGTTGTTTTCTAGCTACACCTACAATAGTATCTGTTAAAAGAGATTGCCAACCACCAACTTTTTCTGGTAGTCCATATCTAAATCTAACATTGTCTGAATCAACCCAACGACCTTCTGCTCCAACTGCTGTATCTTGTTTGTCAATTCCAGGAGCAAACTTAATTTTCGTAAGCATCTGTTACTCCTATGATGTTTGGTTGTATACGTATTGCCAACCTTTAGTTGCGTTAGTAAAGTAAAGTTTAATCGATTGATTATTAGTGCTTAAAGTTAAATTAGAAGCAGCACCTCTAATATTAGAACTATTTCTATTTACTGTAACATTATTAGAACCAAATCCTCCAGAAGCTGAAGAATCCATAATAGTAACCACATCACCAGCACTAGGTGAAGCGGGTAGTGTAATTGTAACAGGATTGGTTTGTGTATCTATTAATAATACATCACCACTTACAGCAGTATAAGCTGTAATAGAAGATGAGTTAATAGCTAAATGACCTTCTTGTCTTAAAGCTAACGCTGTATTAGTTCCGTCTGATCTTACTATTAAAATAGATCCTACAGGAACTGGCACTGGACTTGATGATCCAGCTGTTTTGATACTTAAAGTATATTTATTTGCAGTAGTTCTATCTGTTGCATCTTCTATAATATAAATTCTAGTTGCTGCACCACCTGTTGTAGAAGCAGGTATAATTAAACTATTATTGCCTGCCATTTGACCAGTTAATTTTAAATATATATTTTTACCATTCGCGGTCGCCGATCCATCAGCTAAACTTAATGTAACATCGGACCCTGATGTCATAGGTACTTCTACATAACCGGATGCCGCTGCTTGTAATATTTGTAAATTAGTATTAGTGATTGCTCCCCAAAGACCAGCCTTTTCGCCGGTTGCGACTAATTCTAATGATAAATCTGTTGAATAAGTTGATGCCATATTAATAAGGTTTTATTGGTGTCCACACCATTGTTGCTCCTGGTATAATTTCATTCCAAGTTATAACTCCTGCGTTTCCTGTTGCTAACGTTAATGGAACTTTAAGGTTCGTTACATTAGCTGTACCTGTTATTGTAACAGTTCCAGTCTTAATAGTCAACGCGTTCTTAACTGCTGTTACATTAGCTGTACCTGAAACAGTAACGTTTCCAGTGCCTAAAACTAAAGGTAATTTTAATCCTGTAACATTAGCTGTACCAGAAAGAGTAACAGTTCCTGTACCTAATGTTAATTTATTTGGATCTGCATCTTCTGTAACTGCAGTTGCTGTTATACTTATTGGTCCAATAGAAGCGGTTAATCTATTTTTTTGCGCTATTACTGTAACGTTACCATCAGTAGTTAATGATGATATGGGTGTTTCGGCAAATGAAGCTGTTCCGAAGAGCATGGTCTATGCTCCTGATTTTGGATATTTAGTTTTAGTAGCTGTTCGTTTAGCTTGTAGTTCTGTAAGTGTATCGCCACCATCCAATAGTGCGTGGATACAATCGTCTATTGATGGGTATTCAGATTGTCTATT